TGGAAGCAATGGGCTGGACGGGTGAGGGCATCCGAGCGATGAAGCGACTTGACGAACATTCTGTGCGGTTAATTCGTCGTGCCGTTCGACACAGAAATCGAGTGTTACGCGACTTGTCAAACAAAGCCATAGCAAAGCGACTTGGAGTTGCTGTTGGAACTGTACGCAATGTTATTAAGGGCGCTCGTTGGGCGTGGGTCAAATGATTCATTATCACGGAACCCCGTTTACCCCAAACGCCGATATGGTTAAATCTTTTACGGCAAAACATTGTATGGTCAGTTTCGAGCGACCCGACCAAATGGAAATTGCTGCCGAGGTGTGTCAATCAGTTGTTTTAGATAACGGTGCGTTTTCTGCATGGCGGCAAAGTAAGAAATACGATTTTAGTGGGTATGTGGAATGGGCATCTTTGTGGGTACGGCATCCGGCTGTGGACTGGTGCGTAATCCCTGATGTAATTGACGGGAGCGAAGCAGACAACGATGCGTTGCTGTCAAATTGGCCTTTAATGCCACATTGTTCTGTTCCGGTTTGGCATCTGCATGAGTCTCTAAATCGCCTTGAGCGACTGTTGGTTTACCCCAGAATTGCGCTTGGGTCATCCGGTCAATACGCATCCGTTGGAACTAAAGATTGGTGGGTTCGCATTTCAGAAGCAATGCAGGTTATTTGTGATGCAGACGGTTTGCCAAGGTGCAAATTGCACGGATTACGGATGCTTGACCCTACGGTGTTTAGCAAACTGCCGTTTGCATCTGCTGATAGTTGTTATGTGGCAAGAAATAGCGGCATAGATTCCAATTGGAAAGGGCCATACGCTATGACGGGACGATACTCTCGGGCTGTTGTACTAATGGAGCGAATTGAACGCCACGCTAGCGCAGCGCGATGGAACAAGGATGGAGCAGAGATGTATCAAAATTTGGAGTTGTTTGGATGAAACGCATCTTTCCGCGAGGCACCAGACCCGACGCTATGGCATCTGTCGTAACGCGGATGGTGTCTAACCTTGACCCGCTCAAAACATGGGCGGTCGAGGTTACGGAGTGGAAGAAGCCGCGCACCAACCAACAGAACAAGTTCCTGTGGGGCGTTGTGTACCCGTCCATCCTTGAGGGCGGTGGCGAGGCGTTGCGCGGATGGACACGCGATGACCTGCACGATTACTTTCTGGGCGAGTGTTTTGGATGGGAGACGCTAGAGGGGTTTGGCAGGAAACGCCTGCGACCGCTCAAGCGTTCCTCTGCGCTCGACAAACAAGAGTTCAGCGATTACTTGCTGTTTCTTGAAACAAAGTGCCTTGATATGGGCATCGTGATACCGGAACCCGTTTATGACCAAACTCCGTAAGGAAGCAAAAGGGCGAGGCTGCATGGTGCGTATCCCCGAGGTCTGCAACCACAACAGCGAGACAACCGTGCTGGCGCACTACCGGCTTGCCGGAGTCTCCGGCATAGGCATGAAGTCGCCCGACTTGCTTGGGGCATGGGCCTGTAGTGCGTGCCACGATGCTATCGACCGTCGAGCGCATACCGACCTCGACCGGGACTATGTGCGCCTGTTGCACCTCGAAGGCATGGCGCGAACCCTCGCGCAACTCAACCGGGAAGGACTACTGTGACCTTCATGGTAGATACGCCGTACACCCCGGCGTACATCCGCAACGAATTCCTGTATGACCACCAGACGGGCAGCGGGGAGTTTACCCCCTGCACCATCTTCGGGTTCCGGGCTGAACCCGCCCGAGTACCCATGTTTAGCGTTATGGCGGCCTGTGGGGCGCAATGGGCGAGGGTGCCTATCCATGCCCTTGTCAGCAAGCCATGCCCTCCAATGGCTTTAGAACTCGTCTGCTGGTGGGACTCCTTCAGCCGCCACGCCGAGGTTAAGGAAATGGAGTTTCTCCGAAGTCACCGTGTCCGCGCCCGTGGCAGGGACGGAGTGTGGAGGCCGGGGGTCTATTTGTTCAGCATCTTCTGGCACAACGGGGGATGGTCGGAGGTCAGCGACCAGAGCAAAGACCACCACATCATCCGGCTGGAGGCTGGGCCGCTCATCGCGTACCCGAACAACAAATTGCATTGGGTTGACCCGAGCCACCTGTCAGGTGAGCCGTCTAAAGATTGGAAATCACCGTCACAGTCCTACAGCGTGGAGGCACTATGGTCAGATGGTTCGTCAACTGGTTCCGCAACCTAAAGGCACGCAGACACCACGAATGGAGCCGCGTGCCGCCACCCAACTGGGCGTGCAGCCGAGGCTATCGGGATACTTGGTAAACTGGCGAGTCGTCTAGCGGCAGGACAGCGGACTTTGACTCCGCTAACGGTGGTTCGAATCCACCCTCGCCATTTTGAACGGTTTGAATTGCACGAAATGTTTGCCGTTGCATCGGCAAATGTTATCAAGCAACCCGTTTACCGTAGCATGACCGCAGCCCCATCCCTCGCCGTTCCACGGGCAACAAAACACACAGTTTTTGCAAACTTCAGGTCTTTCGTCGGAGAAACTTGAGGTAGTCCGCTCCATGTTCCGGTTCCCAGAAAACCTTAATCATATCCGCGTGGTGAGACGGCAGGCTTGGGTTGATGGTCACCAACGCACAGGGCGAAAGGGCGTTGTCCCGAAAGCCTCTTTCTTTCGCGTATCGGTCGTAAACCTTGTATGACGCAACTTTTAGCGCGTGCATAGTGATGTCAGTAATGGGGTCTTTAAGTACGCTGTAGGCCGACTCATGCTTGTGCCCCGCAACATAAATATGGTCGCGGGTTCCCATGATGGCGGCTTTCATCGGGCCATGCGCGGGGTTCCAAATGGATGACCCTGCGTGGTCGTGACGGCTGTTGATTCGCACTTCAGCGCCGTTTGGAAACTTTAAGTTGATTCTAGCCTCTGATGATTTATAAAGGGCTGATTGCTGACGAGCAATCCAACGCATCGGGTCACCCGCTCCGCTCCATAGGTCGTGATTTCCGGCTAACAACCACAACCAATCACATTGCCCCATGAACCACTCTGCCAACCGCCATGCCTGCGCTGCAGAGGTGCTTTGGTCGCCGTATAGCCTCGCTAAACGCCCTACCCAGTTGTTAGTGGTATCCCCAACATTGACTGCAAAAAGCCCTTCAGTAGCCTTTACGAGCGCCGTATGGCGTTCCAACGCTTCTATGTCGGTGCCGTCGTCATCGACATGAGGGTCGCCAAAAAACAGCAGCCCTACAGCGCCGGGAATCTTGATGCGGATGGGGATAAGTTTGGAGGCTTCTTCGTGGTCGCGCTTGTGAACAAATTGACGCTTGCGATGTGCAATCAATTCTTCAATCGGAACATCACTTTCGGGAAGAGGAGTAAACGAATATTCTTCTTTATCGACAAATCTTGAATAATTAACTTCGGGAATTTCAATGCCTTTTTTACGCATTGAAACTAAACGGCTTGCAAGCGCACGAAGGCACAAACCCAACTTAACAGCCGCTTTAGAGCGACTGCCGTTATTGCTTTTTAAAGCCGCAATTATTTGTTCGTCTGTTGCTTTTCTTACGGACATTTTTCATTTCAAATGTAGTGAGAGATTGTTGAAGGAGATGGCCTAATTGGTCAACAAACTGTTCGTCCGTAGAAAGAGGATGTGACATCATGTCAAGCATCGCGTGTACCCATTCGTGGCAAAAAACCTGTTGAAGCGCAGTAACCCGAGAAGTGTTTTTTATTTCTATTCTTAATAGTTGCGGCAACCATATTCCTACGCAATCTGAACGCTTCCAATTTTTTGCCGAAATAACGACAACATCAATTTTATGCCCCAACAACGAAAATGTTGATGGAATTCCAGTTTGCATGACTGGGTTATATCAGACTTTTCTTTCAAAATGAGGAACATCCTTAAACGACTTCCAGAACCCGCCCCATTGGTTCTTGGGGTCGAGGCTCTCCCAATACTTGCCGACCGGCGTAAGAGCAGGGATGTCGTAGGTCAGTTTGCCATCCTTGAAAAAATTGAGGTCAATGGCGCATCGCTTGAGGTGGATGCTATTCATCGTCTTGCTGCGCCCAGTCTTGACATAGATGGCCTGCTGTTCCGGGGTACGGGCAAGTTCACCGCCTGTGACGACGAAGCCCAACTCGGTCGCCTTGTTGATGAGTTTGGCGACATCCAGCAGGAACGCCGCTTGTTCTTTTACGAGGCTCATTTCATGGCTTCCTTAAGTGCTTCGGTCTTGTCCTTGCTCGACTGGCTAGAACCGAAGTAGTACGAGACAACCTGCGTAGCGACCGCAGACAGCACGCCCAAAATGTAGATGAGGATGTCCTTGCGGCTAGGGTCAATCGGACTTGCTTGGAACAGCACGATGCCAAAGAGCGTGAAGGTGATGCCAAGCAAACCAAGCGCCAAAATCGGCGTGATGAGTTTGTTTAGCAGCGGTGCATTGTCGGAGGTGACAATCTGCGTCTCGCGCACCCGCGCATCGTTGGTGTCCTTCAAGCGCATCTCAAGTTCAGCGAGGTCAAGTTTGTCTTCTTCCAGACGCAACTTGAGCAATTCTTCCTCATGCTCCATCTGGGCAATTTGCACCCGCGCCAAGTCCTCGCTGGACATATCCGGCTTCAGTTCAACGCCCAATTTCTTCTCTACGAAGTCCTTGCCCTTTGCCAGCACAGCGTTGGCAACAAGGTTAAGTCCGTTGCCCAGAAGCGGCGTTAGGATGGCTTGGATTGCGGCAGGTATCACTTAATGGACTCCAAGAACATCATCGTCACCGTGCCAAACGCGGTCAGCAGGATAAGGATGATTGTCCCGCCAACCTGCATAAGCAGGCTCTCCAGACGCTTTAGCCGCGCATGGATAGCCTCGTAGCGCACGGCGCAAACGTCTATATGCGAGGTCACCGTGACCTCCAAATCTTGTACCGTGGTCACGGCTCCCCGTCCTTCGGCACCTGCGCCTCCACCTGCGCCTTCAGTTTCTGCCAGAGCGGATACCCGCCTTGACTCGTCGGAAGCGAACCCAGCAGGTTCACGATGGCGACGGCTTCTTCCAAAGTCACTTCAAGTTTGGCTTCCATTACGCCACCCACGGAAGCGGCGGCGAGACGACGGGCGGGTTGATTTGGTTCTGAATCTGCTGCTCCACCGCAGCCTCGGTCGCGGCCTTATCCACGCCGTTGGCCCAGACCCAGCCGAGCACTTGGTCGAGCGTGAGGTCAGCGTAGGGGGTGAAAGCCTCGCCCTGCACGAC